CAGGATCGGAAGGAGGCGATTCTATTGAACCCATCGAGAAACCCAAAACCACCAGCCCCAAGCTCAGTAGAGCCGAAAAGGATGTCGAACGCTTATTTAGCGTAAAGGAGGCCGCAGTTACCGAGGATTCCTCGGCAACTAAAGATTCAGATATCCCTCAGTCAATCAAATCCACAAAGGCGGCTGACGCTTTCCGGAAGATTAAAGAAGAGAAGGCTCAATTATCGAAGCAACTTGATGAGTTGAAGTTGGCCAAAACTTCCAATCAGGATCTTGATTCCAAATTTAAGACCTTGCAGGAAGAACGCGACACACTTTCTGAACGTGTCCGATTACTTGATATCGAGCGTCATCCGAACTTCGTTAAAAAATACGAAAGCAAGATTACTGGCGTCTTTGACTCCATGAAGTCCGTCGTAGGAACCGAAGGTGATCGCCTAATCGGATTACTGAAGTCGCCTGAGAACGAATATCGAAATTCTCAGATCGATGACATCGTTGATAACCTTTCAGCTTCTAAAAAGGCAAAGCTTGGAGCCTTGATCGTTCGATACGATGAAATCAATGGCGAAAAATCCTCGGAGATGTCTGAGGCTAAGTCCGATTACGATGCCGTCATCTCAAGGTACAAGGAGGAGAACGACTCGAACACAGCTTCCGCTTTAGAGTCGGCCACTAAAACTTGGACCAAGGTTAGCTCAGACGCTCGCGCCCTTGAAATCTTTGAGCCTCGCGATAATGACGATGAATGGAATGTTGAACTCAATGGCCGACTGAATCTAGCTCGCCAAATCTTCAATGGGGAGAATAGTGAGGAAGACCTCGCCAAAGCCGCCTTATGGGCCGCTGCCGCACCCAAATACCGCGAGCTACTCTACTCTCAGGTTGAGGTAAATAAACGGCTCACAGCGGAATTGGCTAAATATCGCGGAAATCAACCCGGAGTAGCCTCCCGATCCGGAATCTCAAACAATAATCCCAAATCTGACGCATCTAAGAGCGAAAACTTCGTCGCAAACGTGATGAAATCACTAGGTCGCTGAAACAATTAGCCCCCGATAGTAATTAAACTGTCGGGGGCTTTTCGTATCTACTACTTTCTGCTCAAATATGGGCCACTTCCTTTTGGAATTGGCTTAGGAACCGGCTTAATCGGTGGTTTCGGCTTCGGTGACTGCTTGTATGGGCCACTACCTCCGCCACCTACGGGAGGTGACCCTTTATATGGTGCGTTGTTACTCATTTATCCTTCGGCAATGCATACCAGCCTTCTGGTATCGTTATTTTGTTCTGCGACTTGACCTGCTGGCCATCTTTATCAGCCACATAGACACGAGCCTTGACGCTCTCCGCAAGCCTCACAGGTTGGCCGTGGGGAACGTATATTACTCGACTCGCGCAACCGCTCTGACTCGCTAATGCGATCAAGCAAACTATTTTTAAGAGCGTCATTTGGTTTGGAGTCCTCCGAGGTTTGATCCGTTTTCGTGAGCTTAGTAAGCCAATCCAGCACGGCCTTTACTAATTGCTCGACCCAATTCATCACTCAGATTTAGCCGCGTCTTTTGCCATAATAAGACCAAAGCCGGCAGTGATGCCGATCATCAGTTGGCTTGGGTCAAGATTGGTATTCGGATCGCCGTCAAATACCGCTTTTAGCGCACAGCCAATTGCGACGAGAATTGCTCCGACTCCTGCTAGTGTAGTTTTGTAGTTGGTCATTTTCTGAACATTCTGTAGAGGGTTACGGTTGCGATAGTAAGTCCAATTACCGCTGCGGCAAGTTGGACATATTGTGTGAGTTGCGGAATCAGACTGAATCCCGTTGCGGTCGCTGATGTTGCGATCCCGATGAACGGGATTTTGTTATCAGCGTTTGTCATCACTGCTTAGTCCAGGGGTTTGGCAGTACAACTACTGGAGGATTTTTCTGAACGTCGATCTGCGATTGCACCCACGCCTCAACAAGTTTTTGATCGACTCCGTTGATCCACAGCCAACCTAATACTTGATCCTGTGTGAGCTGATCATACGGTGTGAAATCGTCTCCCGGAGGCGCAAATTTAGTACTTCCCCAGACCGTACCGTAGATGCCGTCCTGCGTTGAGGAACACCGCCAGAAGCCAGTTAAAACCACATCTGTCAGCGTACCGTCAACGAGTTGCGTCTCTAGTTTTTCGATTGTCCAATTCATAAAAATTAAGTTAATGCTAGTTGTGTTACATTACCGGCAGCACTCCTATAATACAATAATCCACCAGTAACATATAACTGACCACCAGCAATGTTTCCAGTTGGCACAGTGCCATTTGCAATCTGCAATGTTAATGCCGCTGATGCACCCGCTGTAGCAACTCCAACCATTAAATTTCCGTTTAGTGCTACCACGTTACCGTTGCGGAATTGATGGATAACAACATTGCTATCTCCGTAGTTATATGTGTTTGAAGATGTGGCGGATGTAGCTTGAGCATTATTTCCAAAGAAACCATTGTTAGATCCGGCGGTTTGGTTAGAGCCGGCTGACGCGCCTATGGCAGTATTATTATCTCCAGCACCTAAACCTGTTAAGCTTCGGCATCCTGCCCCTGTGTTGTAACTGCCGGTTGCGCCAGAGAGACAGATATCGCCCACTGCGGTATTTTCTACGCCAGAAACCAGTGTAGTTAAACTGGACTGACCTACTCCCGTGTTGCTGCCTCCAATTGTTAAAGACTTCATCGCGTCTGACCCAATTGCAGTGTTTCTAGTTCCAAGTGTTAACACATTTAAAGCCCTATAGCCAATACCAGTTGAGCTAACCGCAACGGTTACAACCGCCAGCGCACTATTACCAAAAGCTGTATTTGTTGAAATAGCATTATTGCCTTTTCCTACTGTCAACCCTTGCACGGTAGCAGCACCGGTTAGGGTGGTAATGCCTGTAACTGCTAGGGTAGCAGATAACGTGGCTGCACCTGTAACACCCAATGCGCCACCAACACTCAGCGCATCCGTAGTCTTATTGTAGACCAATCCAGCATCACCGTTAGCCACCCCGGAATCATTGAACAGCACCTGCGTGTTAGTGCTTGTCCCAATTCCGGAGCCGTTATAAAGCTCCGTAAAGTTCTGGTTCGTGTAATCAAACGATGTTCGCAGGGGTGTACCCGTCCCATCGTTTGGTGCTGCTCCAATGTTGATAACCTGTTTTGCCATATTTTTGAAAGTGTTTTACCGATTAGAACTGAGTCTGGTCAGCGGTTATAAGAGTCGAATCCGCTGTTATGGTGGTCATATCCGCCGTTATCTGGATCGCCGCAACATCCCCGAGCGCATCATAAATCCGGTTCAGCAGCGATAATTCGAGCAGATCCATTTCCCACGGTGAACGACAGCCGGTGGACGATGCCTCCGCAATAAGCTGTGCCGTTTCCGCGCATGTTATTGATGAAGCTGGCATATTATTGGTGTGCTATGATAAACCAAGCCGAGCCATTGCTGATAATCTCAACCCTCGCCCATTGAGCGGACAAAACATGAGTCGCCGCTCCATCAATGGTTTCAGAGCCAAACGGATCGACAGTCACATTGTTCGCGCCAGCGTTCACCCGCTTAACAAAGAATATACGCCCAGTAACCGTCGAGGCCGCCGGTAGCGTAACAGCAATCGCGCCCGCTGTCGAATTAGCCAGAATCGCGTAATCACTCGTCGTAATCGTCGTCGATGCCGATACCGATCTCACCGATCCAAATGACCCACCATTCGACGCCTCTAACCCAATGCCGTCCGCAATCCGGTTCAGCAGCGCAAGTTTCGCCATCTCACGCTCCCACGGCGAGCGACATCCAAGAGGACTAACCTCACTCAATAATTGAGCCGTCTCAGCACATGTAATGTCAGACATACAATTTCCTTTCCGCCGCGTTACGCCATCGGACCGGCAGCACCGCGCTGCATAACCTCCGCGATAAACCCGCCGCCGCGCCCATTACCACCCTCCTCAACCATCTCCCCCTCCTCCTCCATCTCACCCTCACCACGGTTGGCCATCTTCTTCCCCTTGGACTTTTTCTCGTACCCAGGGATCACCATACCATCAATCTCAATCAGCTCCACTTTACCACCTTTCCCAAGAAGAATCGTCGCCATTGTCTGGAACGCTTCTCCCTCTTGCAAATTCTCGGGAATCTCTACTCCTTTAGGTAACGTAAATGACGGCATAAAATAAGCATTATCCTTTACCATCCCATGTCAATAAAATAAAACCCGCAGACCCTTTCGGACCTGCGGATTCTTGCTTTTTACTGAGTAAATCAGCTACAGATGATCTGGGTGAGTGCGCCTGAGCATCTCCGGAAGATTATGGTCATTCCTTGATTGGTAAATATTGGTTCGGCGGCATGAATAAATTCAGCGTAATGCTGACCCTTCTTCTCCAATGGATCGGGGCAATCAGTACTAAGCTTGTAACCGCCAGTTACCCACTGCCATTCACCCATGTAGTTCGTCGGCATCCAACTCAGATCGCCAACACGATTCACCGGTCGCACAATGTGACTCTTAAACACATACGGTGTCACAATAAACGCACCCTCGTATGCCGCCGTTGTCCAAGTAGGATTAACACTGAACACCGTTCCCTTCGTCCCGTTCGCACTCGTAAACGGCTGGATCAACGTGTACTTGCCACCAGCATAACTAAAGCGCGGCGGGAACAGATTCGGCACATGCCGGTAATTCTTGATCACCCGATTCGCCCCAATTCGCTTCAACAACTCCGCCCCAGCTCCCGCTCCCATCTCCGCCTGCCGGATATCCTCGCGGAATGCCGGATTGTTCTGCGCAATCCTCTGCGATGCCTCCAACCCAATATACAACGGAAACACCGGCCCATCACTCGAATAGCTGATAAACCCACTGCTATCAGGATTCGTCGCACCATTCCGGATCAACGTAGCCGCCGCAACATCCAGCATCTCCTGCGTCAATTCACTCGTACTCTGGTTCAACGCCTGCCCAGTACTCACACCGTCAATCCACGGAAACTCATTCACACCACTCGGAATCGTCTCCACTTGCGTGAAACTACTGTCGGCCACTGCCTTAATCGCAAACTTCGCAAACGTATTCTGATACCGAGTCTCCCAACTACGCTGCGCTCTAACCGATAACTTCTCCAAATATACCCTCAGAAACGCCTCAACCCGATGGTCAAATGTTAAGTCGTCCTTACACAATAATGGTCCCTTCAAAGCAAATCGCTCCGGTCCCCATGTCACCGCATTATACCCAACAGGCACATCGTTGTACGTCACATTACACGCACCCTCGTTATCCCCAGGGTTACCACTCGCCAACGTAATCGCTGACCATGTCTCCGCTGCCGTTGGCTCAATACTTGTCGTGTTAAACGACGTCTGAGTCAATCCCGTCCCCTGCGGATACTCCCCGCGCTCTACCATATTCAGCCACATCGACCGATACGACGCCCGCTTATATACGTCCTCCGCTAATGACTCCGTTGCCACAGCGAAAGCGTTAAATACATTTGCACAAGCCATAAAAAATTTATAAACCGAGTTAAACCGCACCACCCCACGGATCGTCATCCCCGCTTAGACACGTTTTATCCAGTTGACCAATCAAAGATAATTTAAGGTCATACCACTATTTCTCACTGCTTTATTATCACTTGTCAAGACTTTATTTTTTAGCCAAAAAGGCCAAAAAATTTCGTGGGGGGCTATATAGATAGAGAGATAAAAAAGGGGGGGTGCCGGGGTCGGGCTGGCGACGCCGCGCTTTTTCCCCTGGCATCATCCAACCGCCGACCGCCGACCGCCAACCGCCGACCAACCGCCAACCGCCAACCGCCAACCGCCGATGATCGATGATCGATGATCGATGACCGATGATCGATGATCGATGACCGATGATCGATGACCGATGACCGATGATGACCGATGATCGATGATCGATGATCGATGACCGATGATCGATGACCGATGATGACCGATCGATGATCGCCAAAAAAAAGCCGCTCCCATTTCGAGGAGCGGAGTGAGACCGACGATGACCGATCACCACCCTAGTTTTTTGAAGAGGAGTTTCTCACAGGCTTCTCTCGTTTCGAAACTTTGAACTATGTGGTTAGTGCCGTCCCACATATTTCGGGCTTGGCAATCGGCTAGCGCTTCCGCCTCAGTGCCGATGAATATATGGAACCCCGCAGGGACACTTAGTAAATGGTATTTCTCGTTCACGTCCCCACCCTACACCTCACCCATCCCCAGTCAAACAAATCTTCAATCTTTTTTCACCCTACCAACTACCCGAAACTATTTCTTGCAACTCTCGCCCCATTGGCTATCGTTCTTCCGTTCGGTTCAACGCATTCAATCATATGTCATCCAACCTTAAAGACGGCTTCAATGGCTCCTTAACCATAGGAGATAGACTCTTCCCTGAGTCAATTGACCTTGGATTAGGGACCATAGTAACCGTCGATAATATCGATGAGTTGACTTCGATTTTAACCAGCGAGCCTGTTCATTTCGTCAACACTATTTAACCAATCCATGAGAACAAAAAACAAACACAACGGCTACGTCATTCACGAGGACTCTGACAGAGTCGTCATTGCCACCGGTTTCACCACCAAATCAAAAAACGCCAAAACTGGAGACATGATTCAGATCTGGATATTGGTCCGCAACACCAATCCAGTTGACGCTATCAAATCCGGTCTCGATCACCTAATTTGCGGACATTGCCCTCACCGTGGGCATTCCGGCGGGGTTGAACGTGTTTGTTACGTCAGAGTCGAACACGCTCCATTGGCAATTTGGCGAGCATGGCGACGTGGTAAATATCCTGCTTTGACAGACGTCAACGTCTTCGCCAATCGCTCCGTCCGTTTCGGAGCCTACGGTGATCCATGCCACATTCCGGTTTCACTCATAGAGTCAATCACTAATACTTGCAATGGTTGGACAGGGTACACTCATCAATGGAGAAGGCATTCCACACTTAAAAGATTCTTTCAAGCGAGCGTTGACAATCTTCAAGAATTGAGCATGGCCCGTTTGAACGGATGGGGAACATTTCGGTTAGGCAGCCCTCAGCCTACCGAAACGGAGTGCGCCAATTCGCGAACTGGAATCTCATGCCGCGATTGCCAAGCTTGCAATGGCACGCTGTTCAGTATCTCAATTGATCCCCATGGAATTGGCAAAAAACACGTTCAACTGAACTAATCACCCTCTTTCCCTCAGCCCTAGGCTCATCACCTAGGGCTTTTTTTTGCCCGAAACGCCCCATTTCGCGATAGGCGCACTAGCAGGCGATTTAAGCGATCATTACCCTATAGTGGCATTACTACCTCAGAAATCAATAAAAACGCTACCACGGGCATCCTGACGACATTTTTAATCTTCACGCGCGTGACTTTTTTCAACGTTGAACAGTTTGTCAGGCATGGAGCCTAGCAGGTTGATACTGACACTGGGAGATTCACCGGATTCTGACCAACCGAAAACCAGTGCGGAGCGCTTGGAAAGGCTTCCAAGAATCTGTTCTCTGGTGCTTTCATCTTTAATGCCATCCAAATCATAAGAATCGATCCTTTCCAGAGTGCTAACAGCATCACTAGCAAGGCGATTTCTGACTAGGATTGAGAGGCTTTCAAGAGACTGATTTTCTTTAGGCGAAATCGTGTTTCTCATTTCCTTCCTTACCTTGGGTAACCCTTCCCTTGAGGCTTTGGATAGTAGAGTTGATTGGTTTAGCCCTAAATCGCTTGAAATCGCTCCCCATGTCTTACCTGATAGATAGAGACTTTTAGCTTTTGTCCATTGTTCCGCCTTCACGCTGAAACCTTGCGTAGCTGAGACCAATTTCGCAATCCCCAATTCCATCCCATCCCACAAGCCCAAACTTTCCCAATAATAATTCTTGCAATCCATCCAATTCTCTGAATCAAAAAACAGCATCCCCAGGGCATCACCCCCATCAAAAATAAATTGAAATTAATCTCACAATTAATTTGCAATCGTTTCCGATTAGGTCCATTCTATTTGCATCGGAGCGGTTGGCCAGTAACCTGCCCCTCTGTTTTTTAAATCCTGAAAACCAGATTCAACTTTTCGTGTTACGATCCTCGGGGTCGCACGATGGCGGTGAGCGAGGGGGACACAATCCCCATAGGTTGGTTCATCTCAGTCGGGGGATCGGCCCCCACTGAGGTGACTGAATCCACCGTCGTCATCGGCGAGACGAAGGACATCTCCAACCCCTATGACGGGGGGGCGGAGGTATGGGTACGGACCCTATCGGTCCGGTCCGCGTCGCAGGTTGCCGCAATCGCAGCGGCAGCGGCAGCGGACATCGTCGGTATCGCCGAGGCTGCCCGCCTAACGGCCATCATCACTGATGCCGGCATCGTCGGCTTGGCGGTGAAATGGGACACTTATTACGCATACGACGTAATCGGCCTACGGATGGGCCGAGACGTAGTCACTGAATCATCAATCCGTGGCAACCTGTCCTACTGGCTTGAACGCCAGCAGGCCAGGGAAGCCAAAGCAGCGGCAGCGGCAGCAGCAGCGGCAGAGGCCGCAATCTGGTCAGGCATGCCGGACGTCATCAGCCTGACTCAGGCAGAATTCTCGCGGTGCGGATGGGTCGCGGCAGAACAGGGCCGCCTAACAATGACAGGCGGACCAGACTCATCTCACGTCCCATCCGACGGCGAGATGTATCTCTTTCGGCGGGACGTGGAAACGGAAGGATACAACTTCCTGAATCAGGGCCGAGGCGGATTTGTGGCGACCGGTCACCGGCATTTCAAGACCGTCGTCGTCCCTCACCCTCGGTACGACGCAGCAATATCGGCCGCACGGGCCGCATGGGCAAGCAAAACGGCAGTCACTCCGGATAGCCTCCTGTCGGTCATACGGACTTCAATGGGTGACATAGTCACGCCCATTGCTCCGCCTCCTCCAACGCAGGCGGAAATTCTCGCCGCAGAGGCCGCAGAACTCGCCGCTCAAAAAGCGGCCAACGCTACCCGTCGACAGGCTCGGTATGCCAGAGAAGCCGCAGAATTAGCAGCAATCCAAGCGGCCCGTTTAGCCAAGCGATATACAGGTCCGCTGCGACTGCCGCACAGTCAGCCGGAATCACCAGCACCGGACGCACCAGCAGCACCAGCTTCCTCGGTAAACCTCAATGATCCATGGGGGTCACTCAGCGCATTAAAACCATGACCACTACATACACTCTCAAATCAGCCGCATGGATTTACACTCCATCGATGATCGCGCTGGCAATTAGCGAATACACCTCAAATCCTAAATGGAGCGTCAAGCTCCTGACTGAGGGTTTCAACCTCCCTGCAAAAGTCGCCAAAGGATTGGCGTCTGGGAAGATAGCCTATGTAGTGCAGAATGAGTCCGTTATTTTTACCGCCTAACTACCCACTGATGAGCCTGAGTTCAGGCGAAACCGCTCCGGCGGTCTGGGCATAAAATCATGAACAATTACGTCTTCGTCATCAAAAAAACGGTAATCTCAATCGCAGCCTTTTCCTATCACCAGGCCCTAGAAATCTTGGTCGCGACAGTTGGAATCGATTCGGCGTCACCTTACCTGTTTTCTGAACTCTAAACCCATGAAACTCCAAGAATTTCTTCGCCTTCGGGCCTTTGAAGAACCTTTCGTTTTATCAGGTGAAAAATGGCAATTCGTCACGGTTCGCCGTGATGACGGTGCGGAAGATATCGGTGTCTATCGCTTTGCGACGGACCTTTGCTATAATTATGCAGACTTTCGGAAAGCGTACAATTTGGCCTGACCTATCCTCCGCGCATCATCGCTCCGGCGGTGGTGCGAAAGGGTAGGCCAGAAGCCTCCAGATCGGTTCAAGAAATAAAATTATGAGTGAGCATAAAAACACCAGTTTCAAAATCCGTCGCGACGGCGAGCGTGCGTTGGCATTCAGTGGGCGGATTATCGGCCAGGCCGACGACAAAAGCCACAACAGCACCCGCTGGGAGGCAGTCACAATCTATCGCACGGCGTCCGGTAGGATTGTCGCCAAAGTCGAAGACCGGACTCAATGGCAGGGAGAGAGTGACCATATCCGCGCGGACAGTTTCGCGAAGGCTAACGAGGCGATCCGCTATCTCCGTTTCGCGAATGACTGGTACGAATGCGACGGTTACGAAGGCATCTTGCCGGAGGCCGCCCAAGAGGCCATCGAAGATGCGGCAAAGAATGATGAGGAGTTCTCGACCGCATTCACCGAAACTATATAACCCACTCATAAACCTATGGCCACACTATCAAAAAACGGCACTGAAATCGTCCGCTTTGACCGATTAAAAGCGTCCTACTCAATCCGCTCCAACGGAAAAGTCCTCAAGAACGAAGGTTTCGGCTGGAAACTTTGCGCGCTTAAACCGGGCAAGACGTCGCAAGATTTGAGAACCTCACTTGAGAACAGAGAGGCCTCTCTCTCACCTGAGTACCGGGCATACCGGAAAGCCGTGCAGGCGGAGTTCCCGCTTTCGGAGAGGTGGCAATATCTCACCTTGCGAGATCTTCTAGGTTCAGACCTTGACGGTATTTACACAGACCTTCAGGACCGTCGAATTTACACGGATTTAGACACGCTACAGGAACTTCGCGAACTCCAACTAGCGTCCCTCAATTCGCGAACAGTAACCCACTGACGAGCTGACGAAATTTCAGCGAAACCGCTTCCGGAGCGGTATGGGTAAAAATAAAACATCATGTACGCAATTCAAACCAAAAAACTATCGGCCACAAACAGTCGCGGAGCGCGGATCAAGGCGACGCTTGCGAGCGAGGGCAGCATAACTGTGTCCTACAACTACGCGATAAGCGAAGTCTCCAACCACCGTGAGGCGGCCAATGCGCTACTTGCAAAACTCCATGTCTGGGACAAGGCCCCAAATGAGCAGGAGATAAACCGCTGGCGCTGGAAACTAGCGACAGGCGAACTTTCGGACGGTTCCTACGCGCACGTTTGGACGGGAGACCTGCCATGAATAGCAACCATACTCCAGGACATTGGCCACTTAAGGTCACAAAAGTTGACGATTTTTTCACCTTAACAACGAACCAAGGGAACCATTACGCGAAGACCTTTGATCCTTTCGCCGCACACTTAATCTCGCTCGCGCCTGACTTGCTCGCGGCCCTTGAGCGTCTCGCGCATCCAATGGCGGACGACGAGGATCTTGAGAATGCTCGGGAGCTAATCGCCAAGGCCAAGGGAGCTGGCCAATGACTCTCCAAGAGATCCAATCGGCGGTCTTAGCCGGCCAGAAAGTCCACTGGCAGACTAAAGCCTACGAAATCGTGCATGATAAAATCGGCCAATGGCTAGTCGTATGCCGCGAAACCGGCGGATGTTGGGGACTAGTTTGGGCTGACGGCGCGACAATGAACGGCAAACCTTGGGACTTCTTCGTTGGGTAAATTTAGAGAATAAAAATTATGATAACAATATCACCGTCAGAAATGGAATCTTTGAAAGCTCAAATCGGCAATGCGATTGCTCGGAGCATATCAAGCAATGAAATTGTCACTCTCAAGATTAATGGAGAAACTGGAGACGCTTTGGAGGCGGTCAAATGTGTCACTGACTGGCCAACAGGTTATTCTGTTATCGATTACGAGGGAGAAGACCGCATGGAAATTTGGGGATTTGAAGACTCAAGCGATACTATCTGGAGACTGAGCATTACTTTCAGTGGAAACTAAAAATTATGGAAACACATTCAAAAAAAGTAGGGACAACCATCACCAGTATTCGCGCGGATTGGGATCAGGCATCATGCGCTATCATGGTCCGGCATTCGGACTGCGGATACGATGCGGAATGGGAGGCTACGGGTACTCAGGTTGCGGATTTCTGGCATGATTGGGAAGCCGCATTAGAATATTTCAGCAAAGACTAAAAAAACTAAATAAAAATGAGCGTTTACACCGAAAATGGATATTCAAACCGCCGGGAGTACCTTGACTCTCTCCGCGCGGAGTACGGACGAGAGATCGTTGATGCCTTAACGAGCTTTCTTGGGGCGAGCGAGGATTTCGACGGTCTGGTAACCCAATTGGAGGATAATCGAGAACTTTGGAGGCGCGAACTATGATTAAATTTAAGAAATATCACCCACTAAATTCAGTACCTGTTTGGAAGGCTGACTATAAAGACTGTAATATTGAAACAGGGGGAAACGGAGCTTATATTTTCGTAACAAACGAATTCGATTACGATACGTTTTTTCGTAATGGGCGCGATAATTGGGAAATTTCAACGGATAATGGTATCACAAAAAAATGGACCGGACCTGATTTTCAGGTGCTATTGAAGGCGATTGAGGAAATTCCGGAGGAGGAGGAGGAGGAAAAATGAGGGCTAAACATCTAGAAACTCTCGGATGCGTTATGCTGGCCACTCTCTTTCTCGCGCCATTTATATACGTTTTAGCGTGCGAAATGATGGGATTCTGAGAACAGGGAGGGGCGCGACTCCGATTAACGCGCATAATTTCGGTATATAAAGCAAACCAAATTCAAAATAATGATATTAACGATTCAATCTAAAAGTAATGCCCAAACAATTGTTGATCTTTTCAACGCGATAGTCGCGGGCGAGGAGAGCGAGCATCAGGCTCAACCGCTGAGTATTTATGATGAGCATAAGCACATTTGCTCGTTGGTCGCTCCGGACGGGACGCAAATTCTTGAGCTGATCATCGAGCGTGAGCGGGGGGACGTTCTTATTCCCGCGCCGCTTCCGGAGGGTGAGGAGGCTGGTGGAAAAGCATGGCCTAGAAGCAAAACCAAAAATAAGGGAAAATAATTATCATCATCCTCCCCCACTGGAAGATCCAGGTGATGGGAGCGTTGGGGTGGGCGGACGTTAAGAGCCGCGATTCCAACGCTCGGTTTACCACCGTAGAATTTCCCACGCGCAAGCAGGCGGAGGATTGCGCGAAACTAATAAACCCGCCGGACTACTCCCATGGAAAAGTTAGAACAGTTCCCGCGCACCTTTTACCAGAGGACTACGACATCTATCCGGTAGGCATAAAACGGTAAATTCCAATTTCAATTCTAAGCATCAAAAACAGGCGAACCATATCAACACATCATCCGACATTAAAAAGCTCCCTACGAGCCTCCTAGAGCGTTTAAAGAGCATCCAAGCAGAGCGGATGAGCGGTATCTTCCGCTCGGCGGGCTTCAGCCCCAACTTCTTCAAACCGAATGCGTCCGCTCCGTCAGGAAGCGGTTTAAGCATTTCGTGTTTGTAAGAAGCCTATCCCCTTTTTTAGAAAGGGGATGGCTTATCTTTTAGATGAGTAGAAGGGTTATTGGTAACTTTTGGGTAAGCATTGGTAAATTTACTTTTAGGTTATTCCAGGTTACTTGACAAATAGGTTGTGGTAAATTTACTTTATTCTTACCAATGAGTTATCTAGAAAACGGCGAAACATTAAGATCGGCCTTCCGATTGATGGGGCCGACAAAGCATGACATTGATCCGGCGAAGTCCGAGGTCATTAATAACATCCGCCGGGCAATGGACTATGGCGAGATTGACGCGGTTCGCGCATTCAATTCGATGCGGAACGTGAAGAGTGGCGTGTTGGTTTTTGATCGAATTCACCGAATCTGGCGCGGGTGCGATTGGGTTCCTACGGACGAGGAAGCGCGTAAGGACTTTGTTCTTGGCCAACTGTCTCAACTTCGACGCGACATGAATCGTGAGCTTGCGGAAATCCGAAAGGAGTTAAACGAGCTTCGGCACACTAGGTCTAGGAGGAAAAAGGAAGCGGACATCCAGCCTCAAACTGAAGAACCTGACCCGAACATCGAAAGCTACTCCGTAGAATTAAAAAACGGTCCACTGACGATTTACCGTGATGAAAATGAGCCGGACAATGAATGGCAGAGACGCAAGGACCATGTGCTGAACCAGCGCGTCATGTTCCTGAACATAAGCGGGAAAAGCGGAACACCGGAGCAGGAAGACTACATTAAGCGAATGAATTTTCCGCCGAATAAACCTCCCGCGAAGCCGGCCAATTCTTTGGAATCGATCATTACCCAGGCGTGGACCTAAGAATTCTTAAAATAGATTTGACGCAACTCTGGTCAACTGCTAATTAGTCACCACAATTTTAAGCTATGAAATGCTACACAACGAAGATTGCCGCGCAGATGCTGCATGTGTGCGAGGAGACGCTGCGACGACTGTGCCGAGAAGGAGTGCAGCACCGCCGGGTTGGAAGGCGTATTCTGTTCACCGAGAGCGACATTGCCGCGCTGCTTGAATCGAAGATCATGCGCGATGAAGTAAATCCGTTCGCAAGGAAGCTTAAGGTCAAGCAGGAGGAGGAGGTAAAATGACTACCGAGGTTCAGGCGACTAAACGGTGTTCAAAGTGTTTTTCCGAGCAATCCGTCAACGAGTTTTATCCAAGTAAACACACAAAAGAGGGCAGGCAAGCGAAGTGCAAGGCATGCGAAGTTAAATACCGTCTTGCAAATCAAACTTCAATCAAACTTAGGCTAGAAAAATATCGATCAAAGAATGCAAATAGAAACAGAGAGCGTGAAAAGGCAAGATATGCTCAAATTAAGTTAGACCCTGAGAAATACGCAAAATTACAGAGTAGAAGAAGAATCCAGAAGACATTAAGATTGCGTAATCCAACACATGTAAAAGCTAATTCAAAAGTATCAACAGCGATCCACCTTGGTAAAATTGTGAGGCCAAATGAATGTTCCAAATGTGGTGATCAATGCAAGCCCGAGGCTCACCACGATAGTTACGAAGAATCTCAATGGCTAGTTGTGCGCTGGTTATGTAAATCTTGCCACGCCGCCCATCACCGAAAATATCCCGATCTACCCAAATAATTTTATCCACCTCAACTAGGTGGATGTGTCAGAAAAACAAAAAATAGAGAATACAAAGTATGAGCAACCAAACATTAACTACAGTCGCAACAACGCAACCGCTGGCAGTGGCCAGCCCTGACTTCTACGAACAAGCCTGCACATCGCTAGACGCCGTAAAGACTCTTGGAGATTGGATAGCTCACTCTGGCATGTTCGGATGCGTTAAGCCCGAGCAGGGCTACGTCCTTGCCCTTGAGTGCATCGCCAGTCGGATGACTCCGCTCTCTTGGAAGCGCGAGAACCATTTGATTAATGGAAACATCACCATGAAGAGCGAATCGATGCTCTCTGGGTTGATGAATGCCGGTTGGGACATCGACTGGATTCAGTTCGATGCGGTCGCCGCCATCGCTGATTTCAGCAAGGGAGTGAAGAAGGTTCGCGTCTCGTTCACCTCAGACGACGCGAAGCTTGCAGGATTGCTTCCGGCAAAGCCCGGCAGTGGATGGGCGAAGTTTCCGGCTGAGATGCTGAGAGCGCGTGTCACTAGCAAGGCGACAAGGATGCTTGATCCTCGGATCACTCAAGGGCGATACACGCCTGAGGAAGTGTCCGACTTCTCTGGGCCAGCGTCTACAGGCTCGTCATCTCCGGCTCCCGCTCCGGTCAACGTGACACCGGAGATCTCAATTATCGAAAAACTCGAAAAAATTCTGGAGCCGATTTCGGAAATCGCTAATGCGTTTCTTGTTCACAAGAATCTGATTAAGGCTGACCAAAATTTCAGAGATGTTTCGGGCAAGGTGGCCAACATCATCTTGGCGGATGCTGAAGACTTCATTACAAAGGCTAAAGCTTTCTCTAACCCTGGGCCTGAGTGATTTTGAAAAATGAAAATTGAACCATATTTCAAAGCGTCAACCATAATGAACCAGCACACTGTAATCAATCGCGTGGTGAACGAGACCATGCCAGCGGAAAGCTATCACGCGACGGATGCTTTATCCAAGTCAACGATGACCAAGGCTCTGAAGTCTCCGGCGCACTATCAGGCCGCGCTAATGGAGCGGTCTGAGCCATCGAAGGCGATGCAACTTGGGACCGCGATCCACACTTCGATTCTGGAACCGGCTCTTTATTCTGAGATTGTCGCGATCCTACCTTCCGACATCGACGGACGTACGAAGGAGGGCAAAGTTTGGCGGGAAGCGAATAAGAGTCGCATCCAACTTACGGTCGCGGAGCATGTCGAAGTGCAAGGAGTGGCCCACTCGGTAAGAAGTCATCCCTTTTGGGACATCATTAGTTGGCCGCACAAGATTGAGGCGAGTGTGTTCGGACAGGATCTTGAAACTGGACTTGCTTTGAAAGCACGGCCCGATCTTTGGGTAAATGAAACGACGCTGGTGGACATCAAGACGACGGACGATGCGTCACCGGAAGCTTTCACTCGGACGATTGCCGCGTTCCGATACCACATTCAGGCAGCGCATTACCTTGCCATGACCGGAGCCGAGGAGTTCTATTTTGTGGCGGTGGAGCGGAAGGCTCCGTATGCGGTCGCCATCTACAAACTGGATTCAGAATGGCTCCAGGCTGGCGAGATCCTACGAAGGAATGCGATTATGACCATCCATGAATGCCGCGCACTGGACAGTTGGCCAGCCTATCCAACAGCAACGCAGACACTTTCTTGCCCAAAATGGGCTTTGAATAAATCGGAAACTTAAAATAACATTATGTTTGAAATTAATAGAAAAGACGCTGGAGGTCGGTATATTGATGCCGAGGGCGATCACTTGGTGACGGTGTCCAAGGTTGAAGAGAACTTGGATGCGAAGGGTAGAGAAGTTTGCAAGGTAACGTTCAAGACGGACGACGGTGCGACGATCAATGATCGTTTCATTAATCAGGAGAACCTTTGGTTTCGGATTAACCAGATGGTTGTGGCAACGCGGCATAATGTGCCGGATGGAGCGAAGTACGATTTCACAGGGGTTAAGGGAAGCTATGCAGCGTTCCTGAGATCCATGATCGGACTGGACCTGATCATCACTGTGAAGCCAGAGGAGTACCAATTGAATGGCGAGACAAAGAAAGCGATGCGGATCAAGAGAATGAAAGCCTCTGATGGGGTTGTGAAGGCGGCGGTGGTTTCGGATAACGATGGTGCGACGGATGAAATACCGTTCTGAATAGGGACAATGAGGGGAGCGCATTCAACCAAACGCTCATAAAAATTATGAAAATTATAACAACACGGTCGGTAAAATGGATTGTTGGTCCGGTGGATGAGTCAGTCTATTCTGATGAATTGACATCGGTGGAAATTTTAGACGAGGGCGCAGGCGAATTTGTCCAAATCTCGCAGTGCGATGAGGATCGCGCTGATGAAAAAATCAAGATCAGTCCAGAGGAATGGCCGGAGCTTATGAACGCAATTGACCAGGCAATTAAGATGTGTAAGGAGATGCCAAAATGAGCGATCCGAAACACATTAACACAGGCGTCCCAATGCAGGACGAGGTTAGCGACATCGCGAACAACGGAGGACCGGCGTTTCCGGTCACCAATTGGGCCTCTTCGGGCATGACCCTGCGCGATTATTTTGCGGCGACAGCGTTGCAAAAGTGGTGGTATATCGCGGGTAACGAAAAAGCCGACGCAATAGCTCACGGCTGTTATCAATATGCCGACGCAATGCTCAGGGCTAGGGAGGCCAAACCATGAACTCCCCCGCCGAATCTATGCTGATAGATGAGCGGATCAAAAACAGAAAACTGGAGCAATATGTCGCCGCCTTAGAACAGCTCATTGTCGGGCTACACGACGACGACGACATCGGCAAGCGGCGCATGGATATCTTAAAACTCAAGTACACAATTTACATTTATAAATACGCATCCAAATGAGTACCTCAAAGCACAGAACTAAAATTAGAAAATTAGACGCGGGAACTAAAAATCCAGTCTCACACGACGGGCTTACCAACACTCAGAAAATTGTCGCGGAAAAGTACCGGGCTTGGCTCGTTCGCCGAGGCTTCCGAGAGGAGGCACTATGACACCTCAAAAACAACGTATCGCCATTGCGGAAGCGTGTGGACTGACAAACGTAGTACCCGTGGTCATCAGGAACGTACGGCATCAAGGCGACGATATTACAGTTAGGATCTCGTCGGATTCTGGGCAGGTTCCGGACTACATTTACGACCTCAATGCCATGCACGATGCGGAGAAGGTGCTGACGGGCGAGCAAGTGGCTGCGTATGTCACGACGCTTTACCTTGAGGTGCAGCCTAAGCCAATGTTGCACCACGCTACCGCCGCCCAACGCGCCGAGGCTTTTCTCCGCACGATTGGTAAATGGGAGGAGGCGACATGAGCGACACCCCGAGAACGGACGCGGCAGAATTCTATCCGAGTGATTCAAAGGAAAAGGTTTGCGACGCAGAATTTACGCGCATACTTGAACGCCACCTAAACTCAGCAAACGACCTTATTGTCAGGCTACAGGCAACAATTAATCGTTTGGAGGAGGCGCAATGAGCGACACACCGGGAGAACAGTCAGACGACTGCGACATCATCTGTCCGCATTGCGGTTATCGCGCTCAAGCGCAACCATGCGATGGGGATGCAAACGAAAACCCATCAGAACGTGAATGCAACGAGTGCGGAAAACCGTTCCTGCTCTACGCATCCATAAGCATAACCTACCACACACAATTTAAGGAGGCACTGTGAGCTTCAAAGAATGGCTAGATGCAATGAGAGACGAGTGGGAATTTCACAAACGTCACCCCGAGCTGTTTGTCGTTTGGGCGGGAGTAGCATGGGCAACCTACACCCTCGCAAAGGAGGCTCTGTGACCGAGTCCCGCATGGCCGCACGCTTCGCAATGGTCGGCGAAATGATGGTCCCGCTCGCCACCAGCGAGGATATAGAGGCCGAGGCGCGGGCTTGGCGAATGGTCGCGGAGGATCTCGCCAATGGCTACCGGAAGCCTGACACCATCCGGCTGCACGGTGGACTGGCCGACTACGACGAGCTGGTCGAATTATATGGCGTGAAATAAATTATGCTCACCGCAATTCTCATTATACTCACCATCGTTTTCCTCACCTCACTCGCGTTAATGACCGATCTAAATTCACCCAATGATCGTTAAAAATTGTCCACACTGTGGCTCACAACCCAAATCGGTTCGTCGCCAAGATTACTGGTCATGCGGATCGATGGACAAAAATTGGCGAAGCATAAAGTGTCACCAGAGGGAGATTACGGCCCTAAAAGCTCGGATCAAAATGCTGGAGGAGGCGAACATATGAGCGAGGGCCATTACTTATGAGCTACGACCATTACGCTCGACCAAACAAATTGATCGGCCTCGACCCTGAGGTTTTAACCAACTATGACTCGCTTAAAAAATGGGACTACATCGCTCAAGAACTCGCACGAGAACTCGCCGAGGCTAAGAAGCGAATTAGGGAGTTGGAGGAAGCGAACAAATGAGCGACACACCTCTGACCGATATTGCGGAGGCGATGTGCGATAAACTGAGCGTGATGGACGCTATTGAGTTCGCCATCTACCACGCGCAAAAAATGGAGCGCGAACTCGCCGAGGCCAACAAGCGAATCAGGGAGCTGGAGGAGACGAAATGAGCGACGGCATTTTCAATTTGATCCACTTAGCCGAACACATCGAGGACAGCCCGCAGGCTGTGATCGATATTCTTAATGAGCATTTCTGGGATCTAGTATGAGCGATAAGAAGAAGAATAAGAAAGGCTTTAGGCGGTACGAGGACAAGCCTGCACCCATTACGCGCAAGGAACTAGATGACCTGCACGTTTGTAATTTTGTAATCCTCAATGACGCGAAACGGCTTGTGGATTACGGGAAAAGAGTCGGTCTAATTCGGTCTAAAAGATAAAATATTATGGAACAACAACAAGAAGAGAAACCAATCGCGAAAGTAATTAATAAGAAGACGGTGATAACAATTAGTCCAAAAGTTCATTTTGAATTAAATAACTTCTGTCAACAAAATGGGTTAAAGATCGGTTTCTTTGCCGAGCAAGCATTGGAGGTAGCGTTGAAAAAGGCTATTAGCAGCAAGCATTTAACCGATTAATTGCCAATGATCCTGAGAGAATACCAAGCGAAAGCAGTAGAGTGGGCCAAAACTAGTGATGGCCTAATAATCGCACCGGCGGGAAGCGGTAAAACGTGGATCGCCGCATCGATTATCAAGCACTACTCAAGGCTAAATCCTGCATGGAAATTCGGTTGGTTAGCTCCAACAATCGAGACCTGTCAGCAGGGTAGGGTATCTCTCAGGGTCGCCGGTATCGCGGATGAGACGGTGGAGATCCGTTGTCCGCATGAGTCTGTGGACTTCAGTAAGAAGCAGTTACTCATCGTGGACGAAGCGAAGAGGAGCGCAGCTAAAGTCCTGAAATGTATCATCAAGTCCTGCAATGGGCTGCTCTACGGCTTCGACGCCACACCTTGGTGCGATGATCCAGAGCGCAACGCGGTGACGAAGATACTCTTCAACCAGCGAGTCTACGAAATCAAGCGAAGCGACATTGGCGATTCATTGGCCGACGCTTACCTGCACATATCCAACGCTACGGATCTCAATATCCACCGGAAGATAGATGAAAACATCAAGAGACTCTTCGATTCTCGCCGAAGATTCATGCGGATCACTGACGAGGAACTAACTCGCATGTGCGCTTGGGAATCCATTGTCGATATCGGCATCTGCCAGAACCGCGAGCGAAACAACTACGCCATCAACTACGCTGTGGATCATGGCGACATGCAGACTCTAATCCTGATTCCTCGAATCACCCTTGGGGAAGATTACGAGAAACGGATTCCCGGTTCTCGATTAGTCCATTCCAAGATTGGAAAGAAGCAGCGCAAGGCCGCGATGGAGGAATTCAAGGCCGGAACACTGAAGACAATGATCGCAACAAGTTTGGCCGACGAGGGATTGGATCTTCCCAATGTCGAGTTGCTGATTATGGTGAGCGGAGGAAGGTCTTCGCAGAAGACGATCCAACGTGCTAGTCGAGCATTGCGGAAGACTGAAACTAAAAACTGTGCGACAATCGTGGATTTTTCTGACAAATTCCACCCAATCGGATTGTATCACGCAAAAAAGCGCATGAAATGTTACCGTGAACTAGGTTGTATCTTTGAATGAAAATAGAAACAGAAACACAAAATCAAGCACAAACACCCACTGAAAATACCGTTTGCTTAATAGGCGAAATGCGTGGGATTAGTAGGCGAACTGAAACCAAAACTGGCGCGATAATGGTTCGACGAATCATCTCCATTGCGAGGCACTGGACAGACAATGAGGGACGATTCAATGAAGATTACGATGAGTTCGAGTTGTCATCTTGGGGACAGGTTGCGGAGAAGATTATTGATATCCCAAATGGGGCATTGGTAAGGGTTAAGGGTAGGGTAAAAGTTGAGAAGTGGAACGAGAGTGGAGAGACTAAAAGTGCGGTTAGAATCGCGGCTGAGAACGTAACAATCCTATGCATGTAACCAAACCAATTGTAGCGGTTGACCCAGGGGTAGGCGGAGGATTCGCCGTCAACACTCCTGAAGGGATCGTCCTATTGAAAATGCCGGAGTCATTGCCGGACATCTGCGCTCTGATCAATCAGTTAAAGACGGCCAATGCAGAGTTATGGATTGAGGATCTTCCGAACTTTGTTTCTCCCATGACGAAAAGCTCGTCAATGGCCGTGCTTCACAGAAACCTCGGTCGGGTTGAGGCAGCGGCTTATGCTTATGGGTACGCTCTTCATCGAGCAGCTCCAAAAGCTTGGCAGGCTCCTCTAGGGCTAGGCGGGAAGGCATCGTGCAAGGACTATTCAGAATGGAAAAGAAAGCTCAAAGCAAAGGCTCAGGAACTTTATCCTCATCTGGATGTAACCTTGAAGAATTGTGATGCTCTTCTGATCCTGCACTTTGCTTTGGGACGAGGAACCTGACTCTTCTGAACCGAAGTCCTAAATTATATATCGCCGCACAAGAGCAGCTCTTCGCGAAATTTAAGTCTCGCTCCGTAAAGATTCAGCATTGGAGCAAACACTTAATGACGCCAAAAGAGATGGCTCTCCTTTTCCGTACCGTAGAAAAATCAAACTCAGTTCTCCAGAAAATCGCCGAGAGTGATCTTGGCGAGAGCGGAGACATAGCGCGTAAACAACTTGGAATCGAATGAACCAATCAAAGATCGACCGTGCGAGGGCATGGCTCAGGAACACGCCAGGAGCCGTTACAGGTCAGAATGGACATGGAAGCACCTTCGCGGTCGCAACGGCTCTTGTACACGGCTTTGAGCTTGCTACAGCGGATGCTGAGACTCTCTTCCATGAGTACAACGCGAAGTGTCTACCGCCGTGGAGTCCGCATGAACTGGCCCACAAGCTAGATCAAGCGTCGAAGGTAGCTCACGATAAGCCAAAGGGATGGCTATTAGTCGCACAGAGCGGAACTCCTGTCTCATCGACTGGCAAGTTCATCGTTCAGAAGAACATCCAGAAAGCACCGGAACCGATCTCAAAATACACAACCATCGACTTCCTTAAGACCTGCTTTGAGATGGATGAAGTTGTCTGCATCTGCAACGACATCATCTGTGACGAGGAAGGTAGATGTAGGCCAGCTTCCAAGGGTACATTTCTCAAGCGTGATGAATGGATCAAGAATCATTTCACGGCTCCTATTAGCCCTATGTGGATGGGCGATGACAGCAAGGGAGCGTATGTCCGAGTTAATCCCTGCCTAGACGAGAGCGGATCTGATGCCGGTGTAGCGGTGTTCCGGCATGTGCTTGTCGAGATGGATGAGAAGACGAAGGACGAGCAATGGACGATTCTCAAGGAGTCTAAGCTTCCGATATCTGTGGTGATCGATTCCGGTGGCAAGAGCCTGCATGGTTGGGTTCGAGTTGATGCGGCTAATAAAGCTGAATGGATGGAGCGTCGAGACGTTGTCTATCACCAGTTAGAAGCTCTTGGGATTGATCCGAAGAACAAGAATGCGAGCAGGTTCAGCCGGTTAGCTTGTGTCATGCGAAATGGCAACGAGCAGAAGTTGTTGGCCATCAATGTTGGTGCGGTCAATTGGGAAGCGTACAAGGAAGACCTTGATTCGCAGAATCTACCGCAAGAGTTTTCGATAGAGAGCATCATCAGTTACGATCCGAATAACGATCCAGATAATCTGATTGGTGACAGGTGGCTCCGGCGCGGATCGTCAATGCTCTTCGTTGGTCAGAGCGGCTGCGGCAAGAGTTCAATGGTCATCTATCAGGGTTTGAAATGGGCATCAGGCCATGATTGGTTTGGGGTGAAGCCGGTGCGTCCTCTGAAGGTCGCCTACATTCAGGCTGAGAACGATATTGCCGATCAGTATGACTCGCTGAAAGGTGCTGCCCAGATGGTTTATGGGGAGTTTGGATGGGAATCGGGATTGAGGCGGGCTAATGTCTTGTTCTTCAGGGAGACGATAAGGACTGGAATCGACTTCGCGGTAATGCTTAGGAAGCTCGTTCGCAAAACGAAGGTGGACATTGTCTATGTCGATCCGCTGCTATCGTATATCGGTGGTAATCCCTCGGACATCGAGGTGTGCTCTAATTTCACTCGTCACTTGCTCCAGCCCATAATGATGGAGACAGGGGTGGTGATAATTCTGGTTCATCACTTTCCTAAGCCGAAAGGTAATGATAACAAGGTCGAGAGTGTGGCAGACATGGCCTACTCAGGATTCGGATCTTCCGATCTGACTAATTGGGCGAGAGAGGTGATGGTGATGAAGGAGGTTGGGTTTAATCAGCCTCGACAATTCATGCTTGGAATGGCCAAGCGAGGAGATAGATCCGGTATGACAGATAAAAATGGGAATCCGACCGGAGCGATAATGATCCAGCGCGGGGTTGGAACTATCTCATGGGACTATGTACCTGATGCACCGTTTGTGGTGGATAAGGCTCCGGCGGGTAAGAAGCCGTGGAATGGGAGACCTAAGCGTGGAAACTAAATTATTAATAATATGCGTGTCTTAGTCGCCTGTGAATATAGTGGAACGGTTCGTGATGCGTTCCGCGCCAAGGGCCATGACGCATGGTCTTGCGATTTGTTGCCTACTGAAGGTGACCCACGATGGCATTATAAAGGGGATATCTTAGATATTATAGACGGGAACTGGGACATACTAATCGCTCACCCACCATGCACTTACCTATGTTCAAGTGGCCTACACTGGAATAACAAACGCCCAGGGCGATCCGAACTAACGCTCAAAGCACTAGATTTTGTTAGAACTCTACTATCTGCTCAAATTCCTCGCATTGCACTAGAAAACCCAATTGGATGCATATCTACAAAAATACGACCTTACGATCAGACGGTTCAGCCTTACGAGTATGGACATGATGCAAGTAAAACCACTTGCCTTTGGCTAAAGAACCTGCCGCCATTACGACCAACCGGATTTGTTGAGCCGAGAATTGTTAACGGCAAACGAAGATGGGCTAACCAATGTGATAATGGAGGTCAAGATAAACTACCTCCAAGTGAAGACAGATGGAAAATTCGCAGCTTAACATATCAGGGAATCGCGGACGCGATGGCAAATCAGTGGAGCGAGTTCGCATTGTCTTCGCCTCTGATTGCAAACCATGCCCCGATTGCGGAGAACCTTTTTGCGTGGTCTGCCAGCAACATTACGCAGACTGCGAATGTCCAGGCCCAAGCAATGCTGAAGATGACGGATGGGAACTCGTAGAAGAAAACGGGATACTCTACGGAATACGTCCTATCACAACCTAGACGTAGCTAGAGGACTTATCACCTGCGGCGCGGCGGCGGCGACCCTTTGCTGCGAGCGATTGGGACTTTGATTTGCCGGTCTTTTTGCTACCGAGGTAGGATGCGAGAGCAGCAGGATCTTTGGCCTGCTTGCTAGGACCGTCACCGCCCATTTTCATATTATACATAAAACGCAGAGTTTAGGGTTAGAATTGAAAGAGAAATTGCAAGAATCCACGCTTTGCAGCTCCAATGCCTCGGCGTCGTCTTATCGGTTGCCGTATCGCAGTTATGCCGCGCACGGAAGTTCTTACGTCGTCCTGGATCACTCTTCTTGATCGTCATGTCAGGATCGCCGAAGCGAACGATGACAACCTTGCCCGCAGGATTCTTGACGTAGACAGCACTCTTCTTGCGCTCGCTAGGTGTGTAGAACGGATTGTTCAACGTCACCTTCTTGCCCTGATAAAGGTTACCTTTCTTGGAGAGGGAGGTTTTCATTAGAATCGAGGACGAGCAGGAACGCCAAGTGTGTCTTCAAAAACATCCCGCTTATCCTCTGGTAAACTCGCCTTAGCTTCTTCTGATTTTTTGTTTAGATTGTCCCATTCTTTATTGAACTGAAGCAGCGACATATTTGAAGCTCTCGCGAACCTTTCAGCCTGCGGAAGTGTCAAGTTCGGCTTTAGGTTTGCAAATGTTTGAGGCAATCGAACTGCGCTGCTCAAAAAGTTTTGAACAGTTGGACTACCCACCAACGTATCAACAAGCCATCTTGCGCGAAATGCTTTCATTACTGAGTTAGCCAATTGATTAGGTTCAAGCGCAGCACCTTGGATTGTTAGATTTCTAGCGCGATTCCACTGCATATAATCGTTTATCATTTTGAAATCGTCAGGTCTTAACACATCTTTAATAATCTGCATTCGGTTCGGATTTTTGAAAATGTCGTCAAGACTGTTAATTCCATTTCTAAGATTCGACGGACCTGTTTCAGAAACATAGTTCAAAACAGCAACTGCTGCGTTTTCCCTCATTGCGTTTTTACTTACAGGACTCAATAGGTTCAGTGCGTCTTGAACAACTTTTGGATTTTCAGATTTAAATACAAAATCCCTAACAAATTGAGTCGGATCAATATCTGGGTTAAGTCGATTTTTTTGAACTTCTATAGTTGTCTTATTGAAAAAATCTCTAGCCCTGTCTCTAGCCTGTATTGCTAAATTTGAAACCGTTCTCCTAAGAGTTCCAGAAGCAATATTTGGAAGGTTATCCACAATTTCACTCAACGTTGCAGAAGTGATTCCAGTCGCAATCGGAATTGACATACCTACGTTTTGAGTTCGGACGGCATCGTTTAAAATTGACTGCAACCTGTTTGCGTTACCCTCGTTGCCAGCGACGATGTTTTTAACTCCCTGCGGAAGCTCTCTGAAACTAGTGGCAAAAGAAGATAAGTTTTCAGTTGGAACACCCGCGACATCAACAGTGTTTGCACTTCTCAAAGAATCAATAAAACCTCTACGAATTAGATTAAATTGAGTTTTCCCTGCGGCTGTAGCATTCAGAAGATTTTGAATTGATTCAAATGCAGCAGGCGATTTCGCTAATTCAGAGAAAAATTCTTCTGTGTTTTGGTATCCACCCTCTTTAGCAGGAATAGTTGCCTTCCTGATGATCTGATTGTTTTGAAGAAGGTCGAACCGATTTTCAGCCGCCTTTTGAGCTGATACAATTTCTGGTTCAATTCCAAGCCTGCGGGCAGATGCAAGCTCTTCTTGTTTCAATGCAGAGCGAAGCCTGCCAAGTTGATTCTGAGCGAAACCTGGTGCAAATTCTTGAAATCGGTGGATAAGACTATCTATATTCTGCCTAAGACCAACTATTTGATCAAAAGTTTGAGGACTACTAGCGACGTCAAGTAATGATCTCGCCTTTCTAGCTGGCTCATCAAAAAACTGAGAAGGAATTCTTTCAATAGTGGTTATTGGTGTACCTCCAGGAACTAGAGATGGAGTAACAGTGGTAATCTCTTCGGTTGCAAGATTTCCAAGCACCTCGTTAATTGAGTCTCTAAGATTTTGACTTGGTGTAACTGGAATTTCAGGTTTACCAGCTAAATTTGTTGTTCGAGTTGTTCTTGCTGTGTTGTAAGTGGCATCAACAACATCGCTTAAACGCTGTTCTTCACCTTGAATGAACCCAACAGAATTGTTAGCTGCCTGTTGGAGAGATTTAGCCCTTGGAGAACTTGGTAAAATACTTCCAATAACACCTTCAACCTCAGTAACAGCTTCGCCTCCAGCACCAGCAGCACTCCCTCGTAATACTTGTCTTGAGCCACCTTCAGCATCAATCAACTCTTGCTGTATTGCTTGTGCTGCAATCCTGTCTTGGTCAGGTTTAAGTCCTAATGCAGTGCGAACTCTTTCTACAAGTCCTTGCTGCGTGGCAAGTCCGCTTGTGCCGGGGCCAAAAGTTCCCGGCACGTTTCTTCCTGTTTGTTGCGTAGCGGTCAGCGGTGCGGTTTGAGGTCCAAGAGTTGTTTCAAGACGTTGACTCGCTTGCCTGCCTTGTTCAGCAATTTGCTCTTCGGTTGTTAATGCGCGGGGTGAGCGTCCAAGTGCGCCGGATGCACCTCCAGTTACAGCACCAAAAAGAGCGGGAAGTTTAACTTCGTTCAATATTTCTTGCCTAGTAGGAAGCCGGTCCTGATCTATGTATTTTTGAATTACCTCGCCAAACGCTGCTGTTGAAGCGTTTAAAAGAGATTGTTTTCCAGCCTGATAAAAAGCTGCTCCTAAAGGTCCAGCAACTCCTTTTATTGGGCCTAATCCTGGTGTTGCTGCTACTATTGCAGACTTTAACATTTCACCAGTTTTAAATTCAGGTCTTTTACCTGAAGAAATTTCCAATCCTTGGGTAGCGGCGTCTGCAAGTAGACCAGTTGCGCCCATTGCTGCTGCGGTTGGAACAATGCCAGCCCCTGCGGTCAGCATTCCAGCAATACCAACTGGAACAATTCTTCCGTATGCAGCTAAACTTTCTTTTGCGGTTTCAGTCGTTTCAAATGGAGGTTGAATAAACCCGCCGCCAGCGCGAGCAGCAGCGGTTGCGTATCCAATCTTATTGGACTGATCGACAGCTTCTTGAAGTTGCGATTGCACCTGCTCAGGAGGCAACGCAGCAACTTGTCCCTGCTCCTCGCGACGACGCATCTCGCCTATAGTGGCTGGCCCTTGCGACGGCAACTGAATCCCTCTTTTGGAAGCTTCAGATTTTAGCCGCTCAAACAACTGCTTCTCTTCAGGTGAAAGTGGCATAAATTATTGCTGTGACTCTTTTTGTTGAAACTGCTGGAGCAATCTTGCGATGTCTTCATTACTCATCAACTCTGTAGATTGCGTCGAAGATTGAAACGGAACCACAGGGACGGAATATGCAGAGGTAGTTCTAGTTCCAAATGGTGTCGTAGACCATCGTTCATAGAACGACGGAAGAGACTTGTCGATGTTTCGACCAATCGTCCCCCGCGCACTCCGCTCAATCCGCTTCCTAAACTGATCGAGCTTGATAATGGAGTTCTTATCGAACGATCCACCGATTTCCTGAGCGATTCGCTTGCCTTCTTCTACAGTGACGTTCAGGCCAGATGTGGTTTTTGCGGTGCGATTTACAACACCCATGAAGTCGGCCAACAAACCTAAGGCATCTTGGCGGGCAGGATCTTTCTCGGTCTGAACAAGAGAGCGAATCTTGATTTCAGTTGTTGGTATTGCCCCAAGAAAATCAGTGAACTTCTTGCCGGGATAACGGGACTCAAATTCGGCGATTCCATCTTGAAGAGAGTCAATCGTCTCCATGACAGCAAACTCGTCCTCTAGTTTTGTGGCTGTCTTGGCTTCAAGCGCCTTGAGCCGTCCACCGCCGCCGATAAATGTTTGCCTCAACTCAGCTTCTTTAGCTGGAGAAAGATCTTGGCCTACCGCTTTTGCTTTTGCTTTTGCGGCTTCAATGAACAAATCAGTGTTTTTCCCAACTGCACCTATCTTTGATTTATCAAAACTTTCTGCGGCAAGAAGTGTTTGTTGAGCAATATCTTGAGGTATTCCTCCTGATTCAATCAAACTTTCAACAGCAGGTTTTCCGAGTCTAGCATAACTTCCAATTCGAGACGCTGTTTCGCGTTGTTCTTTTCCAAGAGTTTGTTGCGACATTTTGGGCGCAACTGCATCAATAATTGTTTTTGCCTTATTAAAATCAATTTGATTGTACTCGTTTAAACCATTGTTGTTTTGCCAAACAACATCGTGCATTCCGTTTTTATTGGCAAATTCAATAACGCTTGCCAATTGTCCCCCAACAATTTGACTCGTTTGCTGCGCCCCATTCATCAACCGGCGACGAGTGGAAAAATCATCAAGCTGCTGACGATACTGATTCAAGATTCCTTGATTCTTAGCCGACTTTACCGGCCTAAAAGTTGGGAACGGAGCGTTTGGATCTACAAAAAACGTATCAACTGACTGAACATTGTAGTTCATGTTGTCAACGTCAGAGACTTCGTCTTCAGAATTTTTGAGTGCGCGAGTTAGGTCAAACTCCCGAGCTTTATTCTGAAGCTCCATGCCACGCCGTTGAAGCACAGACTCCGCAGACTGCAACTGAAACTGCTCCATCATGCGTTTCTGCGTCTGTGCGCGGTCGTAGAGTGATGCGCCTAGTTGAACGGCCTGAAGCTGATTTTCCACTGCCATATTCCGATTTGGTTGCATATCCATAATGATTAGTTAATCAGTTTATTGACCATAGCCGCCATACCCGCCGGCAAATGGATTTGCGCTGAACCCATTGTTGGAACTGCCTCCGTAAACGCCAGCTCCGTAGCCAGGAGTTGGAGCATTCAGATTATAGAAACTTGATGTTCCATAGAACTGATCTTCCGCGCTCCCTCGTCCTAATGGACTAGCTCCGGCTCCAGCTCCAGTTCCAGCGTTATAGAATCTAAAGTCAGATTGAGGTGATTGAGGTGATGGGGGTGCTGCCATCATCTTACTAAGTCCTTGACCAAAAGCCATTCCGCCTATGTTTGACATCGTTCCTCCGAAAGCGGCCATCATGGGGTTTGGTTGAGAAGCAACTTGAGCAGCGGCCATGTCTCGATTGAACTGGGTTTGGTTTTCTTGCAACGAAATATTCATTCGTTGGCTAGGGCTAATAAACATGCTGGAAGCTGAGAAAGGTTGAGCCATGCCCATTGTTCGCTGCTGCTGCATAAAGCTCTGAGCTTGAGCGAATCCTTGGTTCTGCATCTGCATCGATGTTAGCCCAAAATCCCTAGCGGTTCGAGCAGTCCCAAATCCTGATGCTGCTCCAGCACCGCTCATTAGATTTTTACCGGCACTAGATCTTTGAAGGTTGGCCATAACATCTGGGTTCAGCTCACCTTTTAAAGCTGATCCAATGTTGGAACTCATTTGACCGAGCATTTGGTCGTAGCCCGGAATAGCCCTGCGAAGCTGGCTTTCAAGCAAAGATTGCTCCGCAGAAGTTGTCTTCTGAGCTAGTTCATTGGCGGAGGTCAACGATGCAATGTTGCCTTTAATCGCTGCTTGCTGTTCGGCTTCTACGTCTACTTTTTTGAACTGCGGTACTTTGACTTTCTTACCAGCACTCATCGCTGCACCGCCGATCATTGCTGCTCCACCAACTCCAAGTGCTATATATGACATAAATTATTCTTCCTTTCCTGATCCAATAAAGTTCATTTTGTTCTGTTCGCGTAAACCAAGCGTACTCGGCTTCATGTAAGTTAAGTTGGCTTCAATTTGTTCAATATCCCTAATGTTTTCAAGGTTCAAATGAACAGTGGCCCACTCTGTTTCTTCGTGAACGAACAAAATTCTTCGGGTGTTTGGCTTTGTGATTCCAAAGTATGGAGCGACATATTCGACTGCTCCTTCGTTTTCACTAGCAACACTTACCCTCCCTTTTGTTATGAAAAACGGATTGTCAAATTTATGGATTCTGCTGATTACGATTGAATCTGCTGGCATCACGATTTTACGAACGTACATGCCTTCAGGGAAAGAATGAGTAAGAGGACATTCAGTTTGTTGGAACTGAGAAATATACTCTTCCCAACGATCTAGGCGTTCGTCAAAAGGAACAGACGAATCCTTGAGGTAATCAACCCAAGTAATTTCGGGTTGATCGACTTGTTCTGTCATGTCTAGAACCATTGTGAAAATCCTCCGCCATTCAATCCGACGCCTACCATTCTGATAGTGTGAACTGCATCTCCTAGATACTGCATGGTCTGCTCCTGCACAGCTTGAACAGCTTTTGCTTCGTAGGCCATTGCTTCTTGGATCAGATTATTCTCTTCTTTGCGAATTGCCATAACCATCAGCTTGATAGCGTCAGGCGAAGGAGGGATTAGGTAGTCGTTTTCGTTTGTCGCATTGATGTGACGCATCTTAGCCATGACAGTGACAGGCTTATTCTCGTCATTGCTGCATCGATCAGCTAGGTAACTTCGGCGATACTGAGGAAGGGTTTCGTCTGGATCGTAGACTGCAATGTCCGTTTCAGAAAGGGCGGTGGCGTTGTACTCGTACAATCGGCTCACCATGTTGGTTGTCTGCCGAATAACGCCAGTTAAGGAGGTAAACTTCTTGGTCGATTGAACATATGGAAGAGCTTGTGTCAGCTTTTCGCCATCGATCCAGACGCCGGAGGACAGTGTCCGAATCCAATTACCGCTTGCGTCAAGTCCTTGGAGGGTAATGGATTTACCGACATCTGAAGCGTCCCCAGGGTAGACTCGGATGTAGCTGTTAGTTCCGCCGGACATATCGCGGTAAGAAACTACGGTCCCGCGATCTACGAGTTGTTTACCAACGCATGCGGAATTTTGACCAAGCAATCCATAGCCTGTTTCCTGAAACTCGAACCACTGATTACGAACCGTTCCGACTCCGCAACAATCGGCTATGGCTTCGATAGTTTCGATCTGTCTAGGCCAAGTGATGCAGCCATTGGCGGTATAGATTGTGAATCGACCGTAGGCTCCAGCCCACAGACCCTTGTGGAGAAGCCTGCGGCAGGCTTGATTGATGTAGTCGTAAACGCGAGCGTCATCGACGCAGACGCCGATAACACGGGCAATAGTCGAGCGAATGTCCTGAACGATTAGCTTCATTTGGTGTAATAGGCTCGCGCTGTCCGCTTGATGAAGTAAACACCGTAGAACGGTGGAAGATTGTTGTGAGCAGTGTCGCCGCCTGTGCTTATTGAGCTTGCGGCAACATCTGGATCAAGGGTTGAAGTTGGGAATACGGTGGTGTTGTTTGTCAACGTGTTAGAAGAAGTGCCTCCATCCGCAGCAACCCTAGCTCCATCTTCTCCACCATGACCAAACACTTTAATCGCAACATCGTGCGTGTGAGCGGCTAATTCCGAAATTATCAGAGCATGCTTATCCTCACCGGCAATTGATGTGGACGTAGTTGTTCCGGTCACAGCGACTGAACCACTCGCCGCGAAAGCTCCAACACCAACTGGGAATCTAGCCGAAAACGCTGCGTCAACATCCCACATTGCTCCAGCATACGTCGAAGGTGTAGTCGCCGTCCCATCTCCGCCATCGTAAGCTTGGAGATCTGAGATAGTTCCAACCCAGATTTTACGTTCGCCACTGTTTGGAGGTATAGGGTTTTCCCTAGTCCAAACGCCTCCAGAAAAAATCCACCATTGACCGTCATTATCGAACCAAGGGAAAATCTGATTGTTAACAGCAGGAGCAGATGCTCCAGTATTGAAGAAGCTGTTTCCAACGGTTGAATTGAAGGTGGCCTGCGTTCCATTGATTATGTCCAATGCCAGATTCTGGTAAGTGGCAGGACAATACCCCAGAGGCAATGTTGGAGCCGTAAGTGTAATTAAATTTAAATTTGGCATAATTTAGCTGTCACTAATG